TGGTCTCATGTGTAATACCTCCATCGAAAGAGATTTAGCTTACGCTAAATCTCGGGTCGACAAGGAAGGGCTATCATTTCTTACGATAACTCTTCCAACCTATGCTAAAGACCTCGAAAGATGTCTCGAGCTGGGTTTCTTGGACTCTGCCGCATTCCGTCCCTTTCGAAAGAAGGGGAAAGGATGCGGGTCAATCCCGACTTTCTTATCGGGTATGATGACCAAGATTTTCGACGTTGAAGGCAGCGTTCGCACAGATTGCTCCGTTGAGGCCATAGATGGCATCAGGCAGATTTGCTTGGTGTACAATAAAACCAAGAAGGAGTGCTCAGATGATCGAAAGGCACAAGCCCTTAAATCATTCAAGCAGTGCGAACAAGACATCGCAAAATTCCGGATCCGTGAATGCGATTGGCTCGATCGTTTCGATCGTGTTAGTCGCATCGCTTTTGGCAGGCTGTTCAGCCACGTGGAGTGTAAACTCCTCGGGCTCAGTCTCCTACCTAAACACGGACCCGGTGCCGTCGTCGACCGTCTACGCGGGAACGGTAAGTACCGTTCCTTAACGTGGACTAGACGGCTGCAGCGGTCGTTTCCTGCCGACCATTACCTGTTTTCTAACGCAGGTGAGTGGATCGACAGGCAGGGCGATTTGGAGTTCCTAAGTCCGCAAGACGAACCACCTGTAAAGGTGATATTCGTCCCGAAGACCCAGAAGACTCCTCGTGTCATAGCCATTGAACCTACGTGGAATCAGTTCTGCCAACAAGCTCTTATGAGGGAACTCGTAAGCGGCTGTGAAGCGGACGGCATCTTAGGAGGTGCCATACACTTTACCGATTCCACAATCAATGGTAGGCTGGCTCGCGAGTCAAGCATCACACGTAAGTTTGCAACGCTCGATATGAGTGAAGCAAGCGATAGAGTTCATGCTTCCTTGGTGCACCGACTGGTGCGGGATTTCCCGCATTTAACGAGAGCGATATTTTCATGTCGCTCTAAGTGCGCCTTACTTCCGAACGGCGAAACAATCCGCCTTAAGAAGTTCGCGAGTATGGGTTCTGCTCTATGCTTTCCCTTTGAAGCTTTTGTGTTTTACACACTAGCACTATTGGGGATGGCTGAACAGCAGGGCTTGACCATCAACAGACGTAACATTGAGTTTTTAACAGCTCAATTACACGTCTTCGGGGATGACTTAATTGTCCCCTCCGATGGGGTAGGCTACGTTATGCGGCGTCTCGAATCCGTGGGACTCAAAGTGAATGCTCC